GATATTCATCAAAGCTCATTACCATAAGCATTGGAATGCCGAGTATCATAAACACGATTATGCCTATTGCTTTGCCTAAGTCTTTAGTTGTTGAATAGTTCTGATGGTCACCGCTCATGATTGTCCATCTTCCATTCTATAAAAAATATGAGCTCCCATCTGAGCTATTTTAGTAAAAGATTTTGCCCAGCTAGGACTTACATATGATGCATGATAATGAGTAGAACCTTCAGTTATTCCACGCCATTTACTAGTAGTGAACATTGTAACAGCATGACTTACTGAAAGTTCCCATGCTTCAGCATTTTGCGGCTCATCAGCCTTACCATCACAATACCAACTAAATTGACATTTATTTAATAGTGGTTCACCCTTATCATTTAAATACGATTGATGTACTACTTCACATGGAGTGCCAGGGTATTTTTCATGTTTAACTCTGTTCAGTACCACGTCTGTCACAGCCATAGAGTCTATTAAAGAAGACGCCATGGTTTCATAATATATGTTTGTAGCTAAGCATTGTATCTGCTTAACTTCTTCTTCCTGTGCACGACGAATAGCTTCGTTTTCAATTGCTAATTCGCTAGCCATTTCTTCTGCAAGTAATTGCACTTCCTCTTTTTTCTCAGTAGCTACTTTTGTACCTTCATAAGCAGCATAACCGACAGCGCCGCAGACTACGGCGTTGCCTAACATTATTGCTATATGTTTAAGTTTCATTTAGTTTCCTGATTTATTGTTATATAGGTATTATATTACATTTTAAATAAAAAGTAAACCTTTATTTTACAAAAGGCCACTCTTTTTTACCCATAAGATTCTCAATACGGGATTTTAAAAAACTAATAGTAGTATGAATATGTCCGCAATCATGTGGTTCAAGAAGGGATTCATAGTAGTAAATTTCTTCTTGTAACATTTGTATTCGAACATTCTCCATATTTTTCATGTGCAGTTCGTCGTAATATGATTCTAATCCCATAATTAAGCCCTCTGTGGAAATTTAAGTGTGTATTGCGTAGCATGCTCTGCCGATATATCTTTATGGCCTAACGCCCAATTTTCTGCAGCAGATTCTACGTAAGTAAGAGCTTTATTTGGGTAACTTTCTTCAAAATATCTAACGCCTTCTCCGGTATAATACCTAATATACGCATGTTCTTCCTTATAACTAAAATGTATTTCACAGTAGTCTTTGCTGTTATCAGAATAATGTGTCGAAAGTTTTTTACCCATTTTTATTCTCCTTGAATTAGTTCCTCAGCGAGAGGAAAGATTTTACTAATAGCTTTACCACACTCTCGAGCAAGTTCCATATGCTCTTTCTGAGTACCATTACCACTTCTTAATTCAATATAGTGAATCCACGATCTAAGAGTTCCGTTAGCGTATAAGCGGGATAAAGTCAAACCTTCTGGTAAAACCTTACGAGCTTGTTCTTTTGCGATACCGTTTTCGATTGCCCAATCATAAGCCATCTTAGATGTTTCTATAACAGCCATTTGTTTATTCCACCATTCATTTTGCAGGCTGTCATCTTCAGTCTCAATACTATTTTGACGATTTTTAGTATCCTGGAGACGCGCTTCACATAACACAAACGTTTCATCCATGTCATTTGGATTAGCGTATCGTTGACTAAATTCTTGGAATGAGAATGAACGATGCCGTAACAATTGTCGGGCAATATCACGAGTCGTTTCGATTTCCATGGTGGCCGAGGCCATTTCCAGTGGCGACCAGTGTTTATGCTTAATTAGATATTTAATAAGCTTTTCACTGGTCGCACTATTAATCTGGTTTGTAGGATTTGATACTCTTGCACAAAAAGCAATAAGATCTTGAACATCACCAATTTCTGGCATATCATGAACTTGGGTATATCCTATCAATTTAGCCTTCATTACTTATATTCTCCAGTATCATATTCAACAAAATCTTGGTCATACATTTCTTCCCAATCTGTTGGGATCATAATATTATGATTAATTCGTTTGATAGCTTTTGTTAGTTTTTTACTTCGAGGCATATCTTCTTCCATTTGCATAAGAGCCTGATGTACTATTGCAAACGCATCATCATCATTAATTTCAATTTTCATTTGGTTCATCCTTTTGTTCATAGTGTGTATCAATTTTATCAGTCACTTTTTCAGCAGAGTACAATCCAAGACCAGTGAAAAATCCAGCTATAAAAAATGCTAATACCGTTTCCATTATTTTACTGCGCTTCCTTCATCACAAAAGTTCCTTTTCGTGATTGTAAGTAGTTTTTACCTGAGATTCGTTGCTTAATAAATCGCTTGTTTGTTTCTGTTTTGTTTGGATTTTCAATCGTAAATACGACGTCTTTACCTTTAGCTAAAGCTTTCATTTGATTTAGAAACCTATCACCAGATTCTACATAATCACGTCTCATAGCCTTACGAATTGATTTATTTACAGCCGTGTGAATACCTGCGGACTGCGTTGATTCTTTACCCATTATTTATCTCCTATCAAATTGCTATATTCTTTTAGTTTTTCTCTTTTAGCTATAGATGCTTCTAACACATCATCACTAGAAATATTAAGATAATCACCTAGTAAATCTAGCATACATTGCACATCACCCATTTCACTTATAAGATTTTCTCTGTGCTTGTCATTCATACCAAACCGTAGAATTTTCATACATTCTTTTATTAGTTCAGCACATTCCTCACTTGTTATAACAAGGCATTCTTCCTCTTTTTGTTTCATAATTTAAATCCTTCAAATGAAGAGTTTGCTAATTTTTCACCAGTAGGTGTTCGATCAAATACCGGTGAATCGTCCATTAAAGTCTGAGAACTTTCATCAACATCAAATAATCTCATTTTAGCTCTATTAACACCGATGACAAACCTCTTATGAAACGTTGGATCATTGTATCTATTCTTCAATTGTTTGACCGCAATTTGACCCATTGCCTCAAGTTCTTCAGTAGAAATAAGAGCAATCATCAAATCTGCTGTAGCGGGTAATCCAAAAGACTCACTCGTATCTTCAAGCCCAACATCTGAGTTACCATAACCACTACGCGTCGTTTGCGTTGCAGATACGATCGGGACATTGAATTCAACTGCCAAGCCACGAAACTCTTCTGCAATTGCTTTAATGTAGTTATATGAATTGATAGCACCTCCCATTCCTTTCATACGCGACGAAGCACAAATATTTAAATAATCAATATAGATTATATCAGGTTCGAATGCTTTTTTAAGTTTTAACTCACTTAGTAGTGCTCTCATGTGACCGACATTAGCAGAACCTGTTGGGTATTCTTTCACAATAAGTTTACCATTAGTTTTCTTTGAAAGCTTATGAACTTTCTCAGCAAACATAGACTGACTTAAATCGGTTAATTGATCAATCTGGACATTAAGAAGATTAGCATCGATACGCTCAGCAATACGCTCTTCTGCCATTTCAGCTGTTATGTATAAGACATTTTTTCCATCAGTGAGATTAGCTGCTGCAAAGTGACACATTGCTAATGACTTACCGACACCGGTACCAGCTAAAATAATATTTAATGTCTTACGTGGTAAACCACCTTTCGTAATATCATTTAGTAATTCAATATCGAAAGGAATTCGTTCTTCATCGCGATGATAAAAATCATAACGTTCTTGAAATGCTTCAAGATAATCATGGCCGACATTAGTATCGAATGAAACACCAAGCGCTTTTGTTAGAATATCAGGCAAAGCATTTTTAGATAGGTCTGGATGCTTACCATCAATAATACTAATTGACTCCATGACAGCATTGAACAGAGCACGGTCTTGACACCACTTTTCAGTAGCATCAAGTAACCATTGATCGTCGCTTTTTTCTTTGGTAAATAGCTCTGGAATGATTTCCATTGCCTGGCGATATTGCTCATCACCCAATTTGTCAGCGGAATCAATTTCAATCTTAAATGATTCGGCTGATGGTAGCTTATTATACTTAGCAACAAACTTACCAGTTTGTTTAAAGAGGTCTCTGTATATGCCCTCAAAGTATTCTGGCTTAATAAAAGGAAGAACTTTTCGCATATATGTGTCGTTAGTTAGGATATTTTTAAGAACAACTTGTTCTATATTTGTGTTCAAGGTTCTACCTCATTTAATCTAATGTCAGTTGCTTTGTTTTCGATAGCGTCTTCTATAATTGATATTAGAACATCACCAGCATGTTTTTGAAACTCCGTATTTTCAACTTCTAAATCTTCAATAGGCGATGATACAAGATTGAAATTAAATGACATTTGCTCACCATCCTCCATTCGAATTGTACCAAATTGTATAACCGTCTCAAGATAATCACCAGACAAGAATCTTACTTGCCAACCGTCATCATTTTTATCATCTGGTATAAATTCATAATCTTTATTTTCAAGGTATTGCATTATGCTTCCATCTCAAGGATCTCATCCATATCTATATCAGATTTGTAGCCAATAGTGAACTGCTTTTTTATAAAGTCTTTAAAGTCTGTGTTAGTAAAGATCGGATCCCAGAATTCTTTTTCAAGAGTTCCACTTTGCCGAACTTTCTTATCAGAGATTTCACCAGTACTCATATCAACAGTAGAATACCAACCATTACTTGGTTTAACCACATAACCACCCGCCATTGCTACATCTAGCAAACCTGAATATGTTTCAACGCCACCTTCCCATGATACAGTAACCGGGATCTTAGACTTTTCTTTTACAAAGCGAGACTTTTCAATGTTAATAACGAAATCATAACCAGTTACTTCAGTGCCAGTTTTGTTTTGACGCCGACCGAGGATCCAAATATTATTAGCACTATAGTAGATGCCAGTACCGCCAGAAACGATTGCTTTAGGAAACAATCCAATCTCCTGGTATGTGTGGTTAATAGCCAACATAATAATATTTTTCATAGCAAGATATGGAGTACACATTCTAAACAAAGACTTGAGCTGTTTAGCACGAGACATATCAGCTACAGACTTTTCATTCTGAGCATCTTCCAATTCTTTCTTTGATGCAAGGTTACCGATTGAGTCAATAACCACAATAACATCATCTTTAGCATCTAGACCTTCGAGTTGATTAACGAGATCAAATTTTAGTTCTTCGACGTTAGTAATTGGCGTGTGAAGAACCCGCGAAGTATCAATACCAAATTGTTCAAAGTATGCTTGAGGTGAACCAAATTCTGAATCGTAAAACAACATGACAGCATCTTTTTTCTTCCTGAGATATGCCCCTGCCATAAGTAAAGCAAAGGAAGTTTTGAAATGCTTAGATGGACCAGCTAGCACTGTCAATCC